GTGGCTGCAATGAACGTCTTACCAGTCCCTGAGAAACCACAAACAATGATCTGATCTGAATCCTTTAGACGTTTCAGATAGGTGTCCTGATTGTCGTTAAGGGGCTTGATAGAGACGGTACGCATTGCACCTTCTTGTTCAGCACCTTTGTAACGGGACTGTCGTTTGCCTTTGGGCTTCTCAAGCATCGTCATCTTCTCCTAGAACACTCTCATCTTTACTAGCAAGGTTCCCAAGGATGTAACCCACCATCGTTTCTAGATCGTCAATCCTGTCCCCCTGCCTATAAGTTAAATAGGTCAGAAGGAACAGGACTGCAATCTGTACAAGGTCAAACAACATCAGGTCAGGTCCACGATTTCACACGTTCCACCAACACAAGCAAAAGTCTGTGAACCTTTGGAAGTATCCTCAGTCTCGTACTCACTCAGTTTAGCCCAGTCAATCTTTGGTGGCATGATAGCAAGCAACTCTTCATACTCCCGCTGATTAACTTCCTGATAGGGTGCCTGTTGGTAGCTGTGGTCAGAGTGTGGCAAGAAAGACACACCAGATACTTCATCGAAGTACTTGTAGACCCAAGCGCCGACTTCCATCCACTCATTGTCACGAACAGTAACCGTGACGGAAGGCTTATGCTCACACCAGTGACGCTGATAGACCAACCACAACTCCAACTGTTCAATCGCAGTCATGTCGTTACGGGTAATAGCACCTTCGGGAGACTTCTGTGGGAAGCTAAAGACTGTGGTAGTCTCAGGCTTAATCACACAAGGCTCACTCGGAATACCCTGATCCTTCATAAACTGCGTCAGAGGGTCTTTGTTATCACCACGGACAGTCCGAATATAATAGGCTGAGTGACGAGCATGAATACCACTGGCACTATCAACCAACTGGGAAACAGTGCCTGACGGTTTGACGCATGTAATAGCAGCACTAGCAGGAATATCAAGGCGTTCAGCCCACTCAGCGTTAGTAGAAACAGCGACATTCTTAAGATGCTCCAAGATATTAGGAAGGTCTGGGTTACCAGATAGCATCATGTGGTCCATGATACCCGTCAACGACACACCCAACAGCCGCTCTTCCTCAGTGTTCTTCTGCCAAATCTTACGCAGGTAGGGGAAGTGCGTGTAGGTAGATTGGATAGTGCCAAGGATCGTAGCCAGCTTTACTTTCCGCTCCAAGTCCTTAAGTGTGTCCGTAGCCCTAACCACGACTTCTGTGAGGTTACAGAACTGGTACGGACGAAGGATGATTTCACTGCACGGATTAGTGCCAAAGTCTTGGTTAGCATCACGACGACCATTCTTTCCAGCTTGTTTCTTAGATGCCTGACGAGAGAAGATACCACGCTCACCAGACTTGCTTTCCACCAGAGAGAGCCATTCACGCATGAAGGTTTCCATGTCGGGCTTCTCGGTGTAGGCCACAGAGTTGTTAGCCAAGGCGCGTTGAGCATTACCTTCCCACCACATACCTGACTTAGCGTGACGCATACGATCATCAGACAGGTTCGACAGAGAGATCATTGCAGAGCGACGAACACCGCCAACCACAACAACTTCACCAATCTTACACATGATGTCGTGGCACTCAATCGAAGACAGTTTACGACCAGCAGCACCCTTGAACTTCTCAATCGTGTACTGGAACAACTCCACCAGAGGGGCAGGACCAGATGCACGACCACCAAAGGTCTTGAGTTTAGCGCCAGCAGGACGAACCTTAGACACATCCCACTTAGGAATTTCCCCTGCATAGAGCATAGCAATCAGCTTACGCAGAGACTTAGCCCAACCTTCTTTGCTGTCGTGGACAACGATAACATCGTCAGAAGCAAACAGTTGCTCAGGAACCTCTGGCAGCTTGCTGATGTATTGACGCTCCACAGAGAAGCCAACACCAGTGCCACACAGAAGGATGAACATAGCCTCGTCAAATGACTTAGGGTCGTCCACAGGCAGGTAGGAACAGTTGTAACCCGCTGTGTTGTCACGCTCCAAGGCAGGGCCAGCAGTCATTACAGCCCGCATAGAAGGCATCACATCAAGGTTGAGGATAGCCTCTTCCAGATCGTCAAGGATAACTTCGTCACGGCTCTTAGGGACAACCACATTGGTCATGTAGCGAGACACAGTCTCAGCCCAGTTCTCACGGCGGTTCTCTTTATCCAACCAACGAGCATAGCGTGAGGTATGAATGAAGGACATGTAATCCGTCATTCCGTAGTTATTATTCTGCATAGTCTTCCCCGATATTCTTAGTTTGGTTGTTCAGTGCGCGATATACGGTCATTGTGCTTACCCCAATTTCGTCGGCAATCTCGTGGTAATATTTTCCGCCCTCTCGCATTTCCTGAGCAAGTTGGTATTGCTCTGGTGTAATTTTCAAGGCACTCTTACCTTGTGGTTTGTTGTAGCGAGGCTTAATTTTACGGATCATATCTTGTTCGATTGCACAAGCGTCAGCTTTAGTAAGGCCCGAGACGTAGATATGCACCCAATCCGAAGGAACAAAACCTTCTTGGGTCATGCTCTCAAGGTGGTCTAGGTGTTCTTGGCTCCGAAGAACTGTGTGTTTGCTGCCATGCGTCCAAGCACGACCCCGACTGCCGTGTCCCACATAAATGATTTCGCCACTTCTAGGGTCTTCATGTTTGTAGACGTAGTAAATGAAGGATTGATAGTCGGTTGGCAGGTAGTTATTCATGTTATTCTTTCCCGGCATTGTGTTTCATTGCTTCAAGCGGTCGTCATTAAAGAGGGTATCTTCCTCAAGGATTTCTCCCCAATACAGTAAGGACCACTCCAATTCCCGCAAGATGCCTCGAAGTTTGTCCGAAGTAGTGTAGTCTTTCTTCTGGCGAGTTTCTTTCCAGACCTCAATAGTTTTATAGTAGGTGTCTTTAGCTGAGTAGACTACCTTGTTCAACCCTAGATAATTTTGGTAGGTTGTCAGGCGGGTTGAATCAATACTCATTAGCGGTTATCCCCACTTCCTTTAATTACGTCTCGTTTTTGGCGGTCACGGAGTTTATTGACAACACCATGAACAATCTCATCCATCGTGTAGCCCAGTTCATGTGCAGACATGGCAACATACCACAACACATCCCCAAGTTCAGCAGCCGCACCAATATCATCAAAGGAACCATCACGGATACCCTTCTTGATCTTGCCTGCATATTCCCCTGCCTCAGAGGCTAGACCCAAAGCAGTATAGGCTAGACCTTGTTGCTTAGGGTAGATTGCAGTTTTCTGACACTCACTCTGGAACCAGTTGAAATCGCTGGTTCGAGCAAAGGCGTCAATATCCGTTTCGTTAATCATATCTTCCTCTTCATCATATACAGACCATTTAGCCATCAGTATTCGTCCTCATACCTCTCTAAGAAGATGTAACCAAGATCGTCTAGGATTTCAAGCACCTTCCACAAAGTAAGGTCATGGTCCTTTAGGATAGTCACAAACCCACGATCTTCGATGAGTTTCAAGATTTGTTCTTTACTCACGGTTTTCTTCCATAGAATGTTGTCTCAGTCTCGTTGTTGGTGAAGAGATACCACGCATAGTTGTCTACACCCTTCTTCTTGTTGTTCTCCCAGTACATCCGTCCTACACTGACCACCTTAGCGCACTTAGCCATGTAGGGGCCTACTCGAACATTGTGCATGTAGTCAGCAGGCAACAACAACCAAGTAGGTGCTAGGGCAGGCAGGTGGTCTAGAATAGGCTTTAGCATATCCCATGTAAAGGGTGGGTTAGTGATGAAGTGAGTGACTTCTGGTCCAACCCAACTAAGGGTAAGACAGTTTCGTTGCTCCACGTTCTTTGCTTGTGGTTCAATGTCAAAAGCGCCCACACAAACTATACCGTGATGCCTGCACAGTTCGTTGATTAGGTCACCAGCACCAGCACAAGGTTCGATGAAGGCTGTGGGCAGAGGTAGGTGTTCTACGAGAGCATTTACAGCAGCAGGGTCGATTGTTGCATAAAAGTCACGGCCCTTCCTCTCGAACTTGTCGTTGTCACGTTTGCCCATACAACACCTCTTTTGATTTAAGGGTAACTTTAACTTTTGCAAGACCCTCTTCATTCAGACAGCGGTGGACCGTCATTCTACTTATCCTCATCTTGTTGGCTATTTTATAAGTAGATAAACCTTGCGTATTCCAGTAGCATATTGCTAGTCTGTCTATGGTCCTTTTCCTGCCTTTATATTTGCCCTCTCTTTTAGCCCTCTCAATACCCGCTTTTTGTAACTCTTTAAGATTCAGGTGTTTTGCATCATGGACTAAGTTGTGGCAATCCCCGCAAAGGGGGACTAAGTTTGCCCCCTCTTTTCCACCAAGAGTTTTTGGAACAACATGGTGCATATGTTCCGCAGGGTTTTCACAGTTGAGGCATGTATCAAGACCAGTCATCTTGTACTTGTCGTTATCACGTTTGCCCACTGTTCCAAACCTCTACTTCCATGATTACTGTAGCTTTAGTCTTTCGACTTTCTGTGGCAAACATCTTAGCAGCCGATATAGCTGTGTCTTCTGTTTCGTAGTACAGATAGTCTTTGTCTTCCACATAGACCCTGTACCCTAAGATTTTAACGTCCTTGACCATACTCTTTCTCCAGAGCCTTTAGAGAAACCCATTGCAGATCGTAGTCACCATTCTCGACATAGCGTTTAATCACTACTCCTTTGGACCACTCTGCATTGGCTTGTCCTGCCCACTTTTCCTCAGACCCTTTGAAGCATCCTGCAACAAGGCCATTAAGCGGAGTAGGACGAGCATCCGCCTTCCGATAATAATGGAACTTGTGGCTATGACCAACAGTGCAACTATGAGCCAGCTTTTCGACAAGGCTGTAGCCATGATGCTTAGTAGACATAGCTGAACCAAAGTTACCGCTACTAACGTAGTGGCCATATAGAACACCGTCATACTCAGCAAGTGAAGGGCCTGAGTTTCTGTATCCATGATACTCATCGAACCAGTAGTCTGTTTGAAGGTGGGAAAATGAGATTCCATATTTACTACCCTCTAGTCGCGGATCATGGTTGATAGCCTTCTTGATCCTGTTTTCGTGGTTGCCCTCAAAGCCAATCCGATAAGGGCGCTTCTTCTTACTGACCTTGTAGCGCCCCCAGATACGATCCTGAGCCTCATTGTAAGCCTCTACATCCTTCTGGTAGGACTGTGAGACAATAGCCTGTGGGTAGCGTGTATCGTAGGTGTTAAGGGACTGCATGTCAGCACCATCACCAAGGTCAACACAGTAGTCAGGCTTTACGTCTTCGATCAAGTCACCCAACCAAGTGAAGCGTTCATTGCTTACATCTGGATGTGCATGGGCGCATGTCCATACAATCACTGTCTTAGTCATTATCTTTCCATTTCTTGACACGACCTCGGACATATTCTCGGAACTCTTTGTCAGACAAGTCTTCTTTGTCTACCCTATCCGCAATATTGTATTTAACATCCTCATAAGTGTAGAGGGCATTTTCCATCTTAGTGGCGTGGTATTGAATACGTTCGACAGCAGCGGCAAGACCAGAAAAATCGTAGCTTTTAAGCATACCCCGGATTTGCTCAAGATTGCTGCAAATGTATTCATCCACACTGACAGTGTAAGGGACTTTACTCATCAGTAGTTGTCTTCCCAGTTTAGAGGAATGATCTGATCGCAGAAGTGTTCCACAATCTCAACTGCATCATCGAAGTCTTGGAAGATCAAGTCTTCTTCACTCAGAACCCCACGTTCATCCCGAATTGTCACCGACAGGACAAACCCTTCTCCGTATGGCAAACCAAACCCATCGTCTTCAATATCCCAATCAGGGATTTCAGAGGAGTGAATTGGGCCACGAAGGACATTTACAATTTGAACCATTCTTCTGGCACCTCTTTATCTGCGAATGTGAAGCCATTCTTGTTGCACCAATCAGCATAGCTTGTCTTGGAGCCTTTGTTGATCTTGACTTTAGAGTTCTGGAACACAAACCGTATGTCCAGTTCAGGGTGTTGCTTCTGGATCAGAAGGTGTTTCTTTCTGTCCTCTGCCACAAACCTACCTTTAGTCTCCACCATGATCCCGTTGGGAAGCACGAAATCGACTGTGTAGGTGTGAAGGCTTTCTGGGATAACGTACTTGATCTTCGTTGTCTCATACTCGACCTTCACACCCTGTTGTTCTAACTGCTTGGCTATTCGACCTTCAAAGCCAGATCGGTATCCCCTAGACTTGGGGGTTCCCACATTTGTCCTTCTTCCCGTCTTAGCCACAACAGTCTCCCATTCATTACTGCACGGTCATAGTCGCCTTCGTAAGCCTCTAGACAGCGTTTCCACATTTCTTCTTTTGTGGTAGCACCCTCAAGGATTTTCTCGGCCTTCGCTTTACCGACTTTCCAGACACCTTTGATGTTGTCTACACTGTCACCCATCAACAGTTGAGTGTAGAAGAATAACAGACCATCTTCTTCACTAACCTCTGTCCACTCGTCTTTTGTAGGGTTATACAACAAACCGGGAACCTGCTTGAAGTCTTTGTCGATAGAGACAATCACGGCATCTGGAAAGTGTTTGGTTGCCAAGATTGCAATTGCATCATCAGCTTCCTCACCTTCTGTCAAGATAGTGTTGAACTCTTCCATGATGTAGTTACGAGCAAAGTTTAGAAGCACGGGCTTTTCCTTTGGTCGTTGAGCCTTGTAGTCTTTAGCAATTTCGTGACGGAAGTTGTTAGGCCCCGTCAAGAACGCGATGTAGCGGTAGTCCTTCCCGTACCTCTCAATTATGGCGTCGAAGATGTTCTCGAAGAGTTCATCAATCTTACCACAAACACCACCAATGGTGTCCCCCTCTTTTGAGAATACAGCACGATACGCCAGAGGGTCAGCGTCGATAAGGATTAACTTTGTCACTGGTTGCCTGTCAGGTTGAAGACTGTCGGAAATGCTGGAACCAGCACATCTTTAATCTTACGGGCCATTACAACATGTTCCCACTGGGTCACACCGGGATCATCACGAACATCAAGGTAGTGCAACCAACTACGCAGTGTGCCATTGACGTACAGTCGGCTCATGGTAAGACCTTCGGGAAGGATTACCCTAGTACACTCTTTAGCGACACCCCTGCCTCTTGCCCAAGCATAGAAGTCTTCTGCAAGGTCTTTGATCTGATATGCGTAGTCTTTCAGTTCTTCCACAAACCCATAGTCCAGATCGTCTACACTGTTCTGACGGTTCTTAGTGTCTTGGCTACGGAACTCACGCTCAGTAAACTCAATCTCGTCAGAGTAGCGTTGACTAAACTCTTGGAAGCTGAACGAGCGGTGACGCAACAACTGTCGGGTAATATCCCTCGGAGCCTCTACCTCGACCACAGCATTGACCATTTCGAAGACTGACCAATGCTTGTTCTTGACACAGTAGTTTAGGAGTTTCTCTGCTGTGTCGAAGTTGTCTTGGTTAGAGGGGTTAGACACCCTAGCGCAGTATGCTAGGATGCCTTCCGAATTAGGGATACGAGCCTCGATTGTTGGTTGAGTAAGTCCAATCAGTCGGGCATTGATCTTTGTCAAAGTGTTGTACCCACTTCTTTTCCGTTGTCATAGACAGCTACCATCTGGTTCACATACTTGTATCCAGAGCCTTGCATAAAGGATAGGAACAGTTCTAGAACCTCTGGGACCGTCTCCGCTCGACCTTCGACATTGACAGTGCGGTGGTCGCCATCTTCGTCAAAGTCATACATTCCAAACGTGAACCGCATTATGCTGCCTGCCCTTCTTCGGGACGGACGTACTGGACATGTTCAAGGATTTTGACCTTAACCAGAGTGGTCCGATAGCTTTGGCTTCCGTCAGGTGCAGTGAACGGCGAGATAAGATGGGTAATCTCAGCAATGCTGCCATTGCCAATCAGGCCATCTTCTTCGCTACTCCACAGTTTGCCATCTGCACGGAGAACTTTCGGTGGTCCACCAGCAGCTTCAATCACTTCACCAGCCTTGGTCTTGACGAGGTGCTTACGCTCAAACTTAACGACCAGTTCACCATCCATCATACGGTTCTGGTTAGGGCGCTTGAGGCTGCCAGTCTTCTTGAGTTTCTCGAACTCTTCTTTAGAGAGTTTCTGACTGACGGTGTAGGCACCCTCACAATCGTCATACTGGCCGTTATAACCCGTTTTGTCACGGTTGCCTTCGAACAGACGCGCCCATTCAATCGGGCCTACCGTGGTGACTTCTTTGTATTTAGACATGCTTTCGCTTCCTTTTGTGGTAGCAGTAGACTGATTCTATCTGCTGTCGGGTTGGACGGTTGATATAGTTGTATCCACAGGGTTTGTCAACTAGATTTAGTGAGTTCTACGAACTTTTTAGTGTGTTTCGGCATAATTTTTTCCGATCTGCACATCTACATCTAGCAGGACATTCAGCTTTAGTTTGTCGTTAGCCTTCTTGATAGCACCCTTGAGAACACCACCAATGTATTCCGAAGCGACCTCTGGAATGTAGAAGCCAACTTCGTCATGGAACTGCATAGCAATCTTAATCTTTGCCTCTCGGCAGAAGGAC